TTGTTGATATGCCTGCCAAAGAGAAGCGTGACTATTCGCTTGGAAAAATGATTCGCGCACAGCTAACTCATGACTGGTCAGATGCCGGTTTTGAGCGTGAAATGCACGATGAAATCACTAGCCGCACCGGCAAGCAAACAGAGGGCTTTTATGTTCCTGATTTTGCGTTTCGTGCTGGGCCAATGTCAACAGCAGCCACAGGTGCTGTAGGTAATGAGAATGTCGTTGATAACTTTATCCCGACAATTCATCGCGGCGATATGTTCATTGAGGCACTCCGGGCAAAGCAAGTAATGGCTGCCCTCGGCGTTACCTTTATCGGCGGTCTAACAAATCGCATCAAGATGCCAAAGTTCTCAACTGGCGCATCTGCTGGATTTGTTGAGGAGCTAGGTGCTGTTGCAGACCAGTCACAGACTGATGCAGGAGTTACTCTCCAGCCCCGCACAATGGGCGCATATGTGGACATCGGTCGATTGGCATTAAAAGAGTCAATTCCAGCATTGGATCAAGTTGTCCAAGATGACTTGCTGCGCGCTCTTGCCGATAAACTTGAGTCTGTAGCAATCAGCGGAACAGGCGCATCTGGACAGCCAACAGGCATCCTGAATGACGGAAATGTCGGAAACGTAGACATCTCTGCCGGTACAGATGTGGCTGCTTTGACCTGGGCTGACTTGACCGATCTGGTTAAGACAGTTGAGGATGCTAATGGCATCATCAATCAGAACGCTCTTGGCTGGCTGTCAAATCCAAAGGTGAAGGCAAAGATGGCCAACACTGTTAAGGTTGCATCAACAGACAGCATCATGCTTTTGAACGATCCTTGGAACAGCATTTATGGATACCGCGCTGAATTTACCAGCAACGTGCCATCTAATCTGAATCCAGGCGATGGCGGCACAGACGCATCTGCACTCATCTTCGGCGACTTTAGCCAGTTGATGGTTGGCCTATTCGGTGCGCCATCAATTTTGGTTGATGAGACAACCGGCGGTCTGGCTGGAACAGTGAGAATCATTGTTCACCAGGACGTTGATGTAGCGCTACGCAACGCTGCATCTTTCGCAATCACCGATGAGGTATCAACTGCCTAATCTTAATGGGGCGGCTTTCGGGTCGCCCCATCCATCCACTTGTGAGGATTTAAAATGAGAATCAAAGTTATTGAAAAATGTTACACCGGCACTCAAGGGAATATGTTTGCGGGTGAGGAGCATGATCTTGATGATCGGATTGCTGAAAAGCTAATCCAGCGTGGCTATGTCGAGGCTGTTACTGCTAAAAAAGCGCCAAAGGCAAAAAAGAAATTATTTGATCGCGCAGTCGATGCTGATGATATCGTAACGCCAGAGGATGATTAATGGCTGTTGAGACCGCAGATGATCGGGCTGTTTTCGTCAATGTCGATGATTTTGGCGTTGCAGCGACCTATACGCCATCCGGCGGTGCGGCCTCAACAATTAATGGAATCTTTGATAATGATTTTATCGAGGCTGATGCGGGTGGTGGTGTGACCTTTGCTTTGCAGCAGCCTAGGTTCCACTGTCGGACAGCAGACGTTTCTGCTGCGGCTGAGGGCGATGCTCTGGTTGTGAGTGGCGTTAATTACACAATCAGGGTTGTCCAGGACGATGGCACAGGGATGACTATGCTAGTGCTAGAAAGAAACTAAATGGCACACGTCAGAAAACAAATAAGGGATGCTGTAATTACTGCGGTCACAGGATTAACGACCACAGGATCGAATGTATTTCGCAGTCGTATTTATCCGCTTGAGCAGAGTAAGTTGCCAGGGCTTTGTGTTTTTACAAGGTCAGAGAATGTGGAGTTTGATACACTGACCATCTCGCGCTCAGTGAGCCGAGTTCTGGATGTAATTATTGAGGGGTATGTGTCAGCGACTAGCAACTATGACGACACCCTGGATCAGATTGCTGTAGAGGTCGAGGAGGCCTTAGCAGCAGACGTGACGCTTGGAGGCCTGGCTAAAGATACTCAGGTCACAGCGTTTGAAGCGGATTTCAGCGGCGATGGTGAACAGCCTGTCGCTGTTGGCCGTTTTACCGTGACTGTGCAATATCGCACAGCCGAAAATGATGTTGAAACAGCCGTTTAAGAGGAGATCAAAATGGCGACATTCAAAGGCAATGATGGCACGGTAAAATCCGGCTCAAATGCCATCGCAGAAATAATCTCTTTCACTGTCGATCAGACCGCCGACACGATTGAGGACACTACTATGGGCGATGCCTCCAAAACCTACCAGGCTAGCTTTACAGACGCGACAGCTACTGTTGAGACCTATTTCGATGATACAGATACCACAGGCCAAGGTACATTCACCCCTGGCTCTAGCGTGACCTGTAATTTCCAAATGGAAGGCGACACAACTGGTGATCATCTGCTCAGCGGAACAGGCATCATCACCGGACGATCAATCGGATCATCTGCTGATGGTATGGTCACAGCAACTTACAGCATCCAGATCTCTGGCGGCTTGACTGAGGGTACGGTTCCCTAATGTCACTCGGTAAGCAAATTGCTGAGCGCAGAAGCAAACAGCGTCGCGTCATCGAAACTCCCACTCATTGGGGTGAGGATGATGCGCCGTTGTTTATTTACTGCACCCCAATTACCGCTGGGGAAATCAATAAGATTCAGCGCAAACATAAGAATTTTCTGAATGAGATGACGGTTGATGGAATGGTTGACCTGATTATCATGAAGGCTCAGGATGAAGGTGGTAACAGGCTTTTTACGCTAGAGGATAAAGTTTATCTAATGGCTGAGGATGCACCAGTGATAGCTGATATTGCTGGCAAGATGTTTGGCGAACATGATAGCATCGAGGAAGCTGAAAAAAACTAAGGGGCGATCCGCTGCGGTTTAACGTTATGGCCTTGGCGGATCGGTTACACAAAACTCAGGCAGAGATCGAAGATTTAACCCTGGACGAAATCAACGAGTGGTTCGCTTACTTTAAGGTGTTAGAAGATGGCCGTGGCTCCAATTAAAATCCCTATTACCGCCGTTGATAAAACCAAGGCTGCATTTAGTTCCGTTGCCAGCCGACTTAATATGGTGCGGAAATCTCTGCTAAACTTCAAGACTGGCCTCATCAGCGTAGCTGGTGCGGCTGGCTTTGGGTTCTTAATCAAATCATCTATGCAGAGCATCGACACGCTAGGTAAAACAGCGCAAAAGCTGGGCGTCACAACTCAAGCTCTCCAGAAACTACGATATGCGTCTGAACTGGCTGGTGTTGAGACCAGGACTGTTGATATGGCTGTGCAGCGTTTCACGCGCCGCTTGGCTGAGGCAGCAAAAGATACAGGGGAAGCAAAAGACGCTCTCAAGGAATTAGGCATCAACGCTAAAGAGTTTCAGCGTCTACCATTAGACAAGCAGATGATTGGCCTCGCTGATGCCTTTGCTAAGGTTGCAGATGAAGGCCAGCAAGTCCGCCTATCTTTCAAACTGTTTGACAGTGAAGGCGTGGCCCTGCTTAACACCCTAAAAGGCGGCGGCGCCGCATTGAGAGGGATGTTTGTTGAGGCTGAAAAACTTGGTTTCATACTATCGACAAGCGCAGTGAGAGGTGTCGAGGACGCTAATGATCAATTTACAAGGCTGATGAGTGTATTCAAAGGTGTCACGGATACCATCATTTCAGCTATGGCTCCGGCTCTCGGAGAGCTTGCCAAGATTGTGACAGAGACGGTTGTTGGCAAACTGAAACAGGCTAATGACAGCACTGAGCAGTTTGGTAGAAATATGGCTACTGCGATAATCCTGTCTGCTAAATCAGCGACTAATGCGTTTATCACATTTGTTAATAACGTCATCGAACAGATAAACAAGCTGCGCCAAATAGCTTTTGACCTGGAGAATGCCTTTAGCTTTAAAGCTACAAGAAAAGCATTCTCAGAAACCTTTGATGCGTTCCAAAGAAAAATAGAGCGTTTTGATAAAGCCGCTAAAGAGTTAAGTGGTAATTATTCAAGAGGCATGAATGATATCAAAAAGGCTCTTGATCCATTAAAGGATTCTCAAAACCAAACATCAGAGGCTTTTAAGAAAGCGAGAGAAGAATTAGCTAAGATTGCGGCAGCTAATATATCCACGAGGGCGGCTGTTGATCAACTTGATCGATCACTCGAAAAACTAGAAGGCCAAGCATCAAATTTGGGCAAAGAGTTTGTGCCTTTTAAAAAGGTTCTTGGCGACTTTAATCCAATATTTGATCGTCTTTTGGGTTCGCTAAAGAATACAAATGAAGAGTTTGAAAAGGGGCCACCAAAGGTTGCTATTTATAATGAGCAGCTAGGCAAGCTCGCCGAGGAGGCGGCTAACATCCAGAAGAACCTGGAAAGCGCAGCAGTCAAGGGCGTTAAATCTCTTGAGGATGCTCTTGTGGATTTGGCTATGGGAACGACCTCAGCAAAAGACGCTTTCAAGTCTATGGCTCGGTCGATCATCTCTGATCTTATACGGATCAACATCCAGCGCAGCATTACTGCGCCACTGGCTAAAAAGCTAAGCGGGATTGACCTTTTGGGTGCGATCGGGCTTGGATCCAGTGGCGGCTCTCCAGGGCTAACTCCTGCAAGTATGGTTAATGCTGTGCCGCCAGGAATGGCAAGTGGTGGGCCTGTGAAAGCTGGACGTCCTTATATAATTGGAGAAAAAGGCCCAGAGCTTATGGTTCCTGGATCTAATGGGACAATAATACCAAATAACAAACTTGGCGGCGGTGGCAGTGTAGTGGTCAATCAGACCATCAACCTATCGGCTGGCGTATCGCAAACAGTACGCGCAGAGGTGATGGGTATGCTGCCGCAAATCCAGGAAGCATCAAAGGCCGCTGTCCTAGACGCAAGGCGGCGTGGCGGTTCATTCGCTGGCGCATTTGGGGCGTAGTTATGGCTGAAACTTATCCACTAGCATTTCCAACGCAAACAGGGGTGGCGCGGGTTGAGATTACCGCAACTGATGTTGTTTCGATTAGTGAAAGCCCGTTCACACTGGCGCAGCAAGTTGTGCGGCACGCTGGCGCACGTTGGTCAGCAACAATTAGCATCCCGCCCGTAAAGCGTTCTGACAGCGAATATTGGAACAGTTTTTTGCTGCGATTGCGCGGTCAGTTTGGCACGTTCTTGCTGGGCGATCCTAATGCAGCAACGCCACGCGGATCAGCGGCATCTGCGGCTGGCACGCCGGTTGTTAATGGCGCAAGTCAAACTGGTAACGAATTAAACATCGATGGTTTACCGGCATCTGCGGTT